AAAGATTATGATGTCTAGATTGCCAATCATAAATTCCGAGATATCTAATATACTTCAAGGCGTCGTTGATTTTACGGTGTCTTTGGAGGCAGATGAAAATAGTAACTCTATGGATATTTTTATTGACTACGGGGACAGCAAGAGAGTCATAGAGCTGGCATCGGGAATGGAGAAGATGATATCTTCCCTGGCCATCAGGGCAGCTCTTATTAATACTTCTACGCTTACAAAGACAAACATGATAATTATCGACGAGGGTTTTGGATCTCTTGATGCTACAAACCTAGAAGCATGCACAAGACTCCTAGAGTCCTTAAAGAAATGGTTTAGAAATATACTCGTAATATCTCACGTCGATGCTGTGAAAGACTGTGTTGATAACTCTGTTGACATAGTAAAGAAAGGAAAAAACTCTTATGTCGAATTTATCTAAATTTAATGATATAAAGATATTTTGCGACTTGTGCGATTATTTCACTATATCTTCTTTTGACATCGACTCAAAGAGAGATCACGGCGTCTGTCGCCAGTGTGAGCTAGAGATAGTACAGCCAAATAGGGCAGCTTGGGAGAGCGGATGGCGACCGAGCAAGGAAGAAATTAAGCTCCATAAAGAAAAAATAAAGAAAAGAGTGTTTCCAATTTTAAAAAACATACATAATTACTTCTAGAGGTATCAACAATGCTAAACGCTTCAGAAATAAATCACTTAGGTCAAATTTGCAATGACACCTGG